ACCTATCTATTTAGCTGACAGCAGTACACTCCAACCTAATTTAGGTAAATCAGATAGCTTTAGCTACACAGATAATCTTTATTAACTGTAGTAGCATCATCTAAAGTAAAGCTGTGCTGTAGTAGTTTGTGTAACGTGTTGGATTGATTATCTGTGTAGCTAAAGCTATCTGATTTACCTAAATTAGGTTGGAGTGTACTGCTGTCAGCTAAATAGATAGGTGTTTCCATTTCACCTAGAGGTAATTCTTGTGCGTTATACCGTTGATGTAGTATTTCCGTACCATTCCCCCGGTCTACTACCCAAGAGAAAGCGACAATTTCTTCTGCAGTTATCGATATAGCTACTTCGCCAATATAATAATTTGAACTTACAAGATCAAGATTAACATGTACTGATAAGTAGTTTCCCGTAAGTAAATCCACAACCACAACCTTCGGGGCCAGTAAGTCTGTATTATTGCCAGGGCCGGCTATTAAGCATGTATCACCTGACATCTTTTCTATGGAAATATAATCATTAATTGTGGAACTATAATCTAGCTGATATACATCGGTTATAGAGTTTGAGGCACGATCACTTGGGAATACCCTACCCTTTATTTGTTGAGTAACCGAGTCCGTCCAAAGTGCTACAAAACCCCCATCACTTAGACTAACAATATGAGACTTTTGGCTGAAGCCTGAAAACCCAACCGTGTACGCATCGTCAAATGTAAGCCCTGGAGGTACTACTGGGACACCTAAAGCAGTATAATTACGTGCTTTTATATACCCAGAATTGTACCCAGAGTTCGAGTATTCTGCATAGAAAGTCACAACAAAATCCCCTGAGGTTAGCAGGAGCAGTTTAGGGAGTTTAACAACATGGTAAGTTTCATGTACTACTTCGTATGCAATAGAAAGATCATTATCGTTAAACACTCTAACTATTAGTCTTGTTGCTGAAACGTAGGCAACTACATAACCTCCTCCAGGCAATCCTAATACTTCACTTTCTCTTTCTTCGCCAAACATCCATGTAGCTATTTCGAGCTCTGTTGTCTGTGCTGCCCCCTGATTATCATATCTACGTCCATATATATTATTGTAGTACCCTTCCTGTTTATATGATGACCACGTAACAACAAAACCACCATCACTTAGAGCAGCAACAGCGGGCTGTGTTTGTATTAGAGGGGTATGTGTGTTTATTTGAAAAGCATCCCCTATTGGGACGTTCCCATTATATATTTTCCCCCATATCCCTATAGAGTTTTGTGCCAGATCCTGAGACCACACATGTATGTTAGTGCCATTAGCTAATCTGGCGATTGCTATCTCTACTGAGTGAATGCTATTATTAATGAAACTGGTTTCATTAACTACGGTCGGTTCACCTAAATGATAGAAGTTAACTTTGAACTCTTTACTTACTCCTTTGCCTATTTCATCATCAACGTAGGTAGTATCTTCTTTAGGGAGTACAGTATCTGTCTGGGATATATCTGAAAGCTCAAGCCCTAGACTTGCCCCTTTATCAATAAGATAATAAATCCTTGCTAAAATGTCCGGAAACGCAACAAAAGACGAATAGGTAGGGCCGTACAGATTGAAGTAAAATAGGGCAGTCCATGAGAAACCTATATTGTATTCCACCGGTGGTACACTACCATTATATATGTCACCTATAAAGGCTCCCTCTGGTGTTAGGGTGTGTAAAAAATCTATGCAAGCCGGGTTAAAAATCGGTATCCAACCAGTCTCCCCTGTTGGGTCATAGATATAACGCATCGCGTTATAGTAATCCAGGATGCTAAATGCTGGTTCTATCAGTGTTTTGGTGCTACTTTTATCTAGTAGCTCTGACATACTTATAGGGTCTGATTTACTTAGATTAATACCTACTGTGCTTTCTTCAGTAAACTCTATAGTGCCTACAGTGAACGATCTTTTGTACTGTATAGCTCTAGCAAAGTCCTCAGAGAATGAGAATATGTTGCCTTTGTTTCCGGTGTAGTCTTTGTTTATTAAAGCAGCATCATCTAAGCCAAAGTAATCATTAAATACTCTTTTGAAGTCTACACTTCTGGCAAACGTGTCACCAAAACCAAAGGTATGCTGTACAGCTTTAGCTAAGTTACTATTACTAGTATCAGTGAAGTGGTAGTCATCTTCTTTAGGTAATGTAGTTACTGTCTGGTGTACATCAGTAAATGTATAGTTATCTGCCTTACTGTACGTAGTATCTTTATCTAAAGAATCTCCCATGAGTACAGGGTCTGACTTTCCAAGAACAGTATCTACAGTTTCCCCGTCAGTGAACTCAAATGTATCTGCGCTAAATATACGTTGGTATACTACAGATCGTTGGAATACGTCTTCAAAAGCAAAGACATTCCCTTTATCCCCATAAAAGTCTTTACCTATTTGTGCCAGATCATCTAAGGCAAAGGCATCTGCAAGAGTTTTAGTAAAGGTTGTGATAGATTCATCGGTATAACTAAAGTCATCACTCTTACTTAAGGTTGCGCTGTAACTGTCTGTATCTGAAAAGTTAAAGTCATCAGCCTTATCTAATGTTGGGTGTAGTGTTGTTACTGACTCTGGGGTCAGTGTATCGGTATTTAAGTCCTTCTTAAATTCTGATGCTATTACTTCTTCTAGGCTGCCTATAAAGTCCTGTATATTTTTAACTACAGCATATAGGGCCTCATCCTCAAAGATGTAACCATTATCATTAAAGTTACGTAGGTAATGTAATACACGTTTAAAATTTTCAGTAAATCCTAATGAATCACCTGGTAATGGTTTATTAAAGACTGTCTGATATATATCTTCTACACGCGTGATGTTACTTTTATCACCAAAGAAATCTTTATTTACACTGGCAAGGTCATCTAGAGTAAACCCATCAGTGAATTCGCGCTTATATTCTACAACCTTGGAAAAGGTGTCAACAAAGTTAAACACATCTTCTTTAGGTGTATTAAATGCACTTGCGAATACGTCTAGAAGCTCTGCATCATCGTATAGAGGTTTAGTTATTACAGTGAAATATATGTCATCCAGAGGAACGTTGTCCTTAGGCATTTGATTCTTAGTATCAGGGTCTAGCCAAATACCTGCAGCTGTGGATTTTAGGTGATGTACACCTGCAATTGGTTTCTCAGAGTGAACAGATGTTACCGGTACCTGATGCTTTATCTCTGCATCAAAAGACTCAGCAGACACACCAGCGGTGTGTGCTCCGTCTATACGTACCGCCCTGATGGCCATTACTAGAAGCCGGCTCTTACTTTAAATTTTAGCTTATCGAAAATTGTTTGTCTTGCCCCTTCTGGATGATCATCAGAAGCAGTGTCATGGATTTCAATCTCGCCTTCATAGGTACCCGCATCTACATCTAAAGTAGTGGGGTTCCATTGCATAAAGCATTTGCCTGCTTGTGCGTCACTAACGCCACAGTCCAAAGTATCTAAAATACCTGTACTACCTAGTAATCTAAAGTGTACCTTTACAAGTCTTCCTGAAAGGTCAATAGGAGCCCACGTAGTGGCGTCATCCTCATCTAAAGTTTTACCTGCAGCTGCAGTATTAGAATCTCTTAATGTGAAGTTCAGTTCTGGTTTGTCATCCCCAGAAACAAGATTGATCGTGTCGTAATAAGCCATATTTAACTCCTTTGGAGGTTATTCTCAGCATGTGGCAATGCAATAAAGTTAGAATAACTTTAACAGAAGTTATAGTCTAAGTCAACTAGATAAAGCCACTATCTGCTAATTTAGTATTTGCATCCAGGTTATCTGGGTTGGCTAAGCCTAACATGTTAATTTGTTTGCAGCTTTCATTGTAGCGTAAGTAGTACGTATTATTCTCTGCCTTAATATCTCCACTAATAGTGGCATGGGCCTTGTACGCTACATAGTTAATTAAAGCTTCAGTGTAGAGTTGAGGTAACGAGATATTAGTAGTAATTTTAGAAGCTAACTTAGGAGATGCTGCGTATATTAACACCATATCCTTTCTACCTTTCTCATCTGTACCTTTGATGGTGACTTTAGAAGGGTCTCTAAACATTACAGATACATTAATATCTACATCCTCTTTCATTCGGATTTTGTCGTTATTTATAGAGATCTCTTCACCATCCTTGAATGTACAACTTACAGCATGTAAGAAATCTTCAGGTAGATTGAACTCTTCACCATTTAGAGCAAAGTCTAACTCCATAGTCTTTTGTAGGATATTAAACTTCTTATGTAATTCGATATTAGCTAAATTAATAAATGATCTCATCTTGTTTCTATTCTTTAGCTGAACCACTCCAGGATTTTCGTCATCTAATGCTACATCTGCTATAGATAGCTGCTGCACTTCACCATTTACAAGGAAATCGATATATTCAGAAACTTTCACGTAATTACCCCAGATAAATAAAATACTTATCTTATCATACCACGTTATCTACCATTGAATGCTATTTAAACGAAATAGGAGCTTTCTCCCCATCTACACTATGCTCATCAGTAGATACCTCACTAGGTTTCCATGCATTAAACTCTCCCAACATAGAGATGTTATCTATCTGGTCATCATGCTTAGACTTAAATCCTTTAACCGTTGCTAATGATATCTCATTCAACATCTCAGATAGCTCACTAGAGTCCCTCAGCTCCTCAGGAAACCATATCTTCCCAGATTTGAATAGTGGTACTGCCATTTGCTGGAATCTACTCATCTTATCTTTATTTGGGCGTATACCTGGGCTCGTCTTACCACGGCCTGAAGCTAAGGTGAAATATATGTTACGGTTCATCATCTCATTCTGGATCCAGGCTATAAAGCCTCCCTGTTGCCCTGTGACTTCAACACCAACTTCTTGAGGTTTATACTTTTGAGCTAACTTAAATAACTGGTCAATAGACTTATCCATTAGAGCTTTCTCACAGAATCCATCTACCCACAACCAGTCACCGTTATTGTTGTAAGCCCATACATTAATCGTACTAAAGTCTGCGGATTCCTTCTCAGAAGTAGCAAAGTCAGTAGTAATATAGAAGTTAAAAGCTCCCATGTTAGATTTAACATTAGCATGCTTATACCAAGTTAGATCACCATCCTTGATCAGACGTTCTTCCTCAGACATAATCCTGAGCATTAGCTCCTGATTAAAACTGTCTAACTTACCAGCACCTTTAGATTTATCATACTGGCTCTTCACATACTCATAGTTAAACCTGTCCTCCCATGCACCTTTGAAGTCTTCCTCACTAACAGGGAACTTCTCACATACAGGATAAACAGACACATACCACACCCCAGATTCCACTGCTTTATACAATGGGTCCTTAGCGTTAAAAGGCGTACCTGACCAGATAACTTTACGTTTAGCTGGATGCAGTGCATAGTCAATTGCGGAGTACACCGTATTTTCTACACTCTCAATAATTGTGGGCGATCTAGCATCATCATCAGACAGTAGATCATCTAACATTGCTAACTGGGGTCTAGTATTTAGTTCCACGGTTCCACGCACACCAGTCTTAGCACCATGGCCTGTAATAACTAATTCTTTGCCTTGATTGTTCTTAAAGTACCATCTAATGTCAGTAAACTTAGATTTAGCTAAATATTGTAATAAGAACTCACTATTCTGGCATCTACGTTCTAAACGTAGTCTCATTTTCTTTACACCATTCTCAATAGAGTCAGAAACATATAGCCCATAATCTACATCACCAAACCCAGGAATAGATCCATACACAGCTATATACAAGATTAAGTACTCCGACATGATCGTAGTTTTAGCTAAACCACGTGAACACATATTAACCGTGTTCTGTCTCTTACCTGTGATCTGATCTAGCATTTTGTAGTGAATTACAGGAGTTTTGTTCTCCTCACCACGCTCACCATTAACTAACTTAATAAAGCTAATAAATTCTAGAGCAAACTCACTGGGTACATAGCTAGGATCCGGGTCATAGTTAGTCTCATTTAGCCACTCATCTACTGTCTTTTTTATCAGTTCCATCTGCACCCGCCTCATTAATCAAATAGCTAACTTCCATAGAGATCTGCTCAAACTTATGTCTCTCTGTCTGGTTATTACACCCCTGTAAACCTTCCTGTGCCAATGTATCACTCAACCTCCTGGTATTCAGTTTCAATAGATTCTTTCTTCCTGGCAATAATATCAGAGTGCGCAATAGTCTCCGCAGTAACAGCACCACTCTGTATAAGTTTAAGTTGCTGTTGTGCTAAAGCTCTAGTAGTTTCCCTAAGTTCATCAATACTATCATTAGAGTAACTAACATCAACTTCAATCTTAGACGTTTCTGGAGCCTTTAATTGCATAATCAAGCATTCAGCTGCCTTCTGTCTAACTGTCTCACTACGGGCAGATCTCATAAGCTCAGCCTGTGTATTGATGGCTTCCTGATGTACATCCATATTCAGAATGTAAACAGGTACCAACGTACGCTCTAGAATCTTATGAACTAAATCAGTCTTATTAAACGCCGTAGCATAAGCAGCAATGTTCTTAGGAGGTGTACCTTTATCTACCTGTCTCTGATATCTATCAGGAAATACCTTGGCATAAGCCATAAGATTAGTATCTCCCAGTAGCTTGTGACTAACAAACTTAACGGCGTCCACATATTGTGTCATCTTATATTTACTGGATTGTATTACATCAGCAAAGCCCAGTAAGTTTTCTTTGTAAACTTGTCTAAAGTCCTCATCAGCCTCAGAGTTAATTAGCTGAATCATATCCTCAGTAACGTTATGTCGCCATTTCTTAGGCACACAACCTTGTAACTGAACTAACGTTAACTCATTAGTACCCTCTGTCTTATCTCTCAGTTTCATT